GCGATTGCCGAGGATGCGTTAAAGTATCCCCATTCTGCAACCCAGTTAGCGACCGGTTGCGCCGTCCATGCAAGGGCGGTCTCTATATACAAGGCGTTTGCTTTGTACCACTGAAAAGTTCGGCACGTTCTGAGCATTGACCCTGAGCTTATGGTATTGAGTCCCGAGCTATTTAATTCATACCGGTTAGAACCGACAACAACGGTCTGCGAAGACGAAAGTCTGGTTGTCCAGATTGAAGAGTTGAGCACTGTTCCTATGGGATAGTCTGAAAACAGAATAGAATCACATTCTGTTCTAATACGATAATCTTCACTGACCTCAAGTTCTCTCATGAGCCGGTTACCGTTGGGATATTTACCTTTTTCGGAAACCATCGCGGCGAACCCAGCTTTGTCGGATTCTTGCGTTTGTGCTACAAGAGCCTCGCCGTCAGCGTTTACCTTAAGACCATTTACTTCAACACTATTACCAATCGTTACCATATCATTCCCCCGAAACTATTATTCTAACATCATACACGCCGGTTGCCCCGTCTTTCGCAAATCCATATATGTCGAAACCGACGCCCGCCGTTCTCGACGCTTCCCCGCATTTTATATCCTGAATTGCAACTTCTTCCAGCTTTGAAGTGAAAAAAACCTGCAAAACTTTTGTATTCGTCATATTGGCGTAAGGAACCGAAACGGTTTTATACCCGCCAGAAGTTCCAAAGTCTAAAGTCGTGTTTAATGTTGCCAAAGTAATTACCCCCGGAATTCCTTGTATCCCCTGTATTCCTTGCGCGCCTGTTAATCCGGTGTCACCTTTAACGCCTTGAATACCTTGTAACCCTTGAAGCCCTTGTATGCCTTGACTTCCAGTATCACCTTTAGATCCTGTATCTCCTTTTAAGCCCTGAGACCCGGTATCACCTTTAAGCCCTTGGATACCTTGAAGCCCTTGTGATCCCGTGTCGCCTTTTATTCCTTGGATTCCCTGTATGCCTTGGTCACCTTTAGCCCCGGTATCGCCTTTTATTCCCTGAGTTCCTGTATCACCTTTAATTCCCTGAATTCCCTGTATGCCTTGGTCACCTTTAGATCCTGTATCGCCTTTTATTCCCTGAGTTCCTGTATCACCTTTAATTCCCTGAATACCTTGTAACCCTTGCGGTCCAGTCAAGCCAATCGGTCCTTGAATGCCTTGCGGTCCTGGAACTGTAGAAACGAGCGCGTCCAAAAAATCCTGTTCACTTCCAGTGTTTCCCTCAGCAAGCCAAACCATATATGCGCTTGCCCCTGACTGTCCGGTATCGGAAGCAATAACCTCGACGACATCGTCGGGCGTATCAATATTAAGTATGGTCCCTATCGCCTGAACAATTACACTCATAGGGTTTCCACCTCAAAAAATCCTTCCAGATAAGGAACCGGCACACTGTTTTCCGTCATTATCATGTGCCACGCATGCCGGCCAACAGAGAGAAGTGCAGAGTTTTCAGCGGTAATGGTATAATGTACATAAGTTTTTTCGGTAATGGCATCGTAAGATACGGTTGTTCCTACGGGAAAGGCGTCAACGGTCGCCGTAAAGGTGTTTGCAGAAATATCTCCGGGATGCACTGTCATGAAGGTGCGCTGGTAACCTTTGATTACTTTTTTGACATTAAGATTACCAACACTGCGCGAACCGATATCTGCCATAGGTTCCCCTTTGTTATCAGTGTAATGGCTTATTGTTTATCGGTCAACCTCATACGTTATTGACTTTCTCAAAAGACCCTTATCAATCAATGGCGAGTCCCCGCCTTTTTTGCGCTCAATAGTCGAATCAGCATTCAGCGGCCATGTACCAAACCCGTTAGTATCGAACGCCTCTTGTATTTTCGCCTGTCCCGCTATTCCTATATCCTCGAAAATAGCCTTGATATCGCCCGATTTAATATGTTCTTTCGCTTTCCCCTCGACATATGAAGCAATTTCTTTTTGCTTCAGCTCAAGAGGCATACGAATAAAAGAACGTTTCGGAGGTCTATCAGGAACCGACACTGATCCGAATTCGTTGTATGCCCCATATTCCGCGACGGACTGCCCGTCCGGGGCTTTCGCGTCCTTAAATACGCCGATATCGACTGAATGTTTCCCTTTCAGCCCCTTTATCAGCTTTTCAAGTCCGGAAAAATCCCCGGTTATCTCGGATTGTCCGTCGCGGATATTAAAGGACATACGCGGTAGCCACGCCCAAAGCGAACGCCAAACAGAAAATAAAGCCCCAGCGATACGCCCGAAGCTCGAGATTTTTATTTCGAAGGATCTCGGTCATTTCATCAGTCCAGTAAATCTGCCCGGCTTCACGGTAGCCCTTTTTGAACGCCTTCGATGATTTCTTGTTCAAGGATTCGTCCCCCCTGCAACTGTAAATACCACGCCACCAAGGTACGGACTCGAAAGCATAAGGAACTTCTGCCCGTAATACGTCGACGCGAAAATACTTTCTTTCATCCAGTCCGGTATATCAACCGACTCGGAAACCCCGTCAGCTCCCCGGCTATTTTGCAAAAGCCGTGTCTGGCCGCCTGAGTCCGCAGCGTCAATATCCATAACCAGAAAATGTGCGGTCAAGTAATGTTCGCACAAGATCCCGATCTGTGGTTTATCTGACGGGTACAAATCGAAGTTAAAGAGCGCGTCTTTCTCGGCTATCGCGTTCGTTATATCCGAGTCCATAACGTCCGGGACGGCAGAGCCAAACGTGAAATTACGGGCGAACTGTGCCTTGAATGAGGCGAGGGTTACGTTGGGCATTATACGGTTGCCTTCGGTTGTGTTCCTGCAAAATTGTTTCTTGCGGAACAATGAAAATGAGAAATGGCAGAAAGAATTTCATCACTATAATGCTCACTCATATCCATTTCTGACATTATAAAACCATTGCATATTTTATATGCGACAAGCAAACCAAGGTCAGTGATAAAATATTTTATATATTTTATCATTTTTCAGCCCTTGGCGGTCTGCCGGGTTTTTTGACGGGTGTTTCTAGAGTATCGTCGTTCTTTTTTTCTCCAAGCGAAGGGGCAACTAAACCGAGTTCTTTTGCCTCAACGGTATCCTCTCTTTCTTTGACGGCCTTCTCCCTCTTTTCCACGTTCGTGATCCTGTCGCGCAAAGACTGCTCTTCACGCGCCAAGGTAGCCGACGACATTGTCGCGGGACCTGCGGGCGCAATGTCCTGCGGATATCCATTAATGAGCCGTAGCGCTGCAATTTCGGTCATCTCGACAGAATCCGTCGGCTGAAGGGTAATGTCCTCGCCTGCGGCGTTTTTTACCGGCCAGCTCCGTTTTCCTTTATTGGTCACGATCATTGTTTTTTCTTCCACTTGTTACTCCTTAAATTAATTGTACTATATATTAAAGCGGTACGCCATACCTCTCGGGAGCTAAATAAACGCCTGAATATTCTTGCATTTCTACTTTCACGCCTCGCCCTCGAGCAAGGCCGATCAGGTAAAATAAATAATCACGCTGCCCCCCATATTCCCAATCAGCCAGCATATCGACCCCGTGAAGCGCAATATCAGTATACCCCAGCTTAATGGCATAGGCGAGCATCCACGAAATAGATGAGGGGAATATCTCCCCGAATTCTTCTATAAGTTCACGGTACGGTAAAATTTCCCCCGTCTCACCCCAAGCCGTAACTACTTTATCCATTATCCCCGAGAGTCCCGGCTCCCAAATATCAGGGAAGTGTAACTGGAAAACTTTTTCGCACGGCTCGCATACCGTCGGCCCGTCAAAATACGCGGACGAAACTATCCACCGTTCCCGAGTCGCGTCCTGTACGCCTGCTAAAAAACGGCTCCCCCGGCCAATGATCGATAATGGTCTCATATGGGTAGTATGTATCAAGACATAAAAAAAAGCCACCCTTGCGAGTGGCTTTCCCTTAACAACGATTTTTTAGGTCGTCGCGGTCTTGTCGAAGTACAGTACTTCGCGCGGGCGATTAACCATAACACCGGAAAACTGGCCGTATGCAAGCTGTTCGAAATCGAATCCGTTCAGCGTGTATGCCTGGTTCATGGTGATGTCTACGGGAATAGTCAGCTTGAGCGTTTCAGGATCGTTCCTGTAAAGAACATAGCGATTTTTTACCGCAGGATTAAGCGTTGACTGAGCATAGGTCAGCGGAAGAATCCTGAAACCATCGTTGCGAGTCATTTTCTTGAGCGCGTTCTCCAAATATTCCAGTTTGGAAATATTCGGATATGTCGCGCTTGCAGCCGAAGCCATGCCCAAATAATCCGCCGTTGGCATAACCAACGTATCAGGATTATCACGGGTATAGTTGCTATTGGCATAATACGCGGTCAAAAGGCCCTTAACGAAAGTCTGGAAGTTCGCATCGGAAAGACCAGAGATATCGTTATTGATCAGCGTAGTATTGATATTAACCGACGCGTTGGTCAAGAATCCGGTCAGCGTGGTATCTCCGGGAAGACCAATGAAGGCCAGTTCCTGAATCCCCAAATCCCAGTTCTTTTTCAAGCTACGGAGTTTTGCTTCCACAGGATCCCAATTTCCGACGTTTGCGGCTTCGGCAATCTGCGCGATATTCCATGTCGCTTTCTTTTTCCATGTGCGCACGGGCATACGGATCTGAGAAAGTGCGGTATCGACAGTAGCCGTCCGACTTCCACCCGAATTGGTTACGCCTTCAGCAAAAGAGCCGCCTTCGTAGAATTCGAGATTCTGGACGACTTCAGACTTCCATGCGGCTTCACCGACATCGACAGGAATATAGTCTTCGACAGATACTTCGTAAAATATCTGCTTAATGACCTGAGCACGGATAAACGACATCGAGTCAATCAGGTATTTGAAGCCTGACGCTGCGACGTCGATATCACCAGAAGAGTTGAAAAGGGGCAAGCCCTTGACAGTAAGTCTTGACATTATATTTCCCCCTTTCCTTAAGTTGTTCCGGCAGTTACGGCATCGTTCTTGAGATAGATACGTATGATATCGCCGATTCCGGCTTTATCAAGAGTATATCCAAGATATGCCTTGGTTCCAATTGCCTGTACACTTCCCGGAGTTGCAACAACACCGGAAACTTTCACGCCGCGAGTGAGAGCCGCGGCAGCTTTCAGGTACATTACTGCCCCTTCGATAGCCACCTCAACGGTGTCACCAGGCGCAAACGTTGCCTGTTTCAGAGACCGGCGAACGGTTCCGAAAATCGCCTGTACTTCGGTTGTGCGCTTATCGACGATAGGATCACCGGCAAGATCGGACGCGCCAAGGTCTACAAGGCGAATCGTTTCACCGGGTATAAGGTTTCCCGTCCCGTTCGGATTATACCGAACCGAAATGATGCTTTCCGCACCGAAAAAGTTTAAGGCGATATCGCCGACCGCTTTCCCGGGCTTAAATTGATTGACGTTTGTATCAACAGCCATTTATTTTTTACCCCCCTGCTTTACGGGCAAACTGTAACGAGCATGACCACGCGCCAAACGATCGGCTTCCGTGTCCATTCCTTCACCGCGCGGGTCAAAGCCAGTGTCTTTTGACGCAGCATTCTTGAGCGCGGTGTTAACCTGTCTTTTTGCTACAGAAGAAGCGCTGTTTGACAGCTGCTTTTTCTCGTCAACAGAAGCCTCGCCCTTGGTATCCGTCGGCGCTTCTGCATTCTGCAAAGTATCGGCAGCCTCAGCGCCTGCACCGTATGCGGCGATAAGGTCAGCAACCTTTACCTTGGTTCCGTCAGGCAAAGATACTTCGTCTTCCGGAGTAAGTGTCTGAGCTTCGCCACCCGAGGCGCCTTGGCTCATTTGATATTTTTCGATGAGTTCGTACAAAGGAACCGGAGTTCCATTGACGTCGACGCTTGTATCGTCGTTCACCAAAACAGGTTTCTGTTCGCCACCCGCAGCGGCTTCCGGTTTCTTTTCCGGCTCAGGCTTTGCGGGCATTGCCGCGTTAGCCTTCGGTTTAATTCCAAAAAGACCCATTCCAGGCCCTCCTTTACTATTTGCTAAAATCCGTGACCCTTCGTATCGGGGTCTTGGGACTATTGCCATGTGCATATATTTTCCGTTTACGACTTCGCGGTCGTATTCTAACTCATGCCAAATTCCCCCGGTATGATCTTCATCGGGTTCATATGCGCACGATACGGAAAAACCTTTTTCAATTGCGTTCTGTGCGTCTTCGTCCCATACGGACATTTCGACCCACTGCCAGCCATCATCTCCCCATGCAGGAATAGTCGTCACAATACCAGCCGCCGGGTTTGATCCTATGTCTTCAAAGTTAAACGCGGTTTCTTTGTCCTGATCATTGTGGTGTTCAGGAACGAAAATAACCGGGCAATTACGAAAAGACGGACCCATATTATCCAAAGCCTCTTTCGAGACAAGGACAACGCCCTGATCTTGATCTTGATATGACATAATGCCGGGTTCGATAAACCGGACCTTATAACTCTTGGGATTAGCCATTAAAGTAGTTTCACTTGTTTTTCTTGAATTGTCAATAACGCTCAAAAAGGCTTGCAATATATTAATATATGGTATAAAATTAAAATAAAGGACGGATAAAATATTTATGAACTTACCAGTAAATTACGAAGAACTTTCAATTCCTATGCGCCGTGAGGTAAGAGAAGAATATATTCGCAGACAAAAAGGACTTTGCTCTTTTTGCGGTGAACCTTTAAACGGAGACCCAAGGACAGATATAAAATCAAAAAAAATAACAGTAAGGCGTTTCCCTGAAAGCTTTTTTAAGTGGCCTGTTCATTTACATCATGACCATGATACCGGAATGACTAAAGGCGCTGTTCATTGTTATTGTAACGCGGTTTTGTTTGAATATTACGGAGAATAACTACTCCAATACCCAAACAGGACTACACCTACACCCATAATCTTCCCCAGGATGACCGCGACGCCCTGTTTTAGCGTCAACTATCGGGGGATCGTCTACCGAATGGATTGTGCCTTGCAGTTCTTTATGTTCCGGGCGAACTCGGATATCATGCGACGTTGACCAGCGATATCGCCTAACTCCTGCCGAACTTGCGCGATTCATCGAGAATTTACTAAAAAATAGGGAAGTTTCCTGACGGGCGAGAAACTCGGCCTTATTCGCGGATACGCCCCATTCGCTCATGATCATATCAGTTAAGGATTCGTCACTCTCGGACGTTTGATACCTTTCAACCATATCACGGAGTCGGGTTATTTGTTCCGGGTTCCAGTTTTTTACGTTCAGTTTTTGGGAATCGTTATAATCCCGGCGCAATTTCTCAGCGGTACGGCGGTCAAGAGTAGGACGGGTTCCGATGGGAAACGTTTCCGCGATATCCTGATCCATAGCGAAAAGTGGTAAATCCATTGAAAAAGATAGTGTTTTTATGGTTTCATCAACCTTCGCGGACATCGCGTCAATCTGCTTATTAATCTTGTCAACAAGAGACTTTCGGTGTCCCTCGGCCTTAAGAGCCGCGACCAATACGTCAGCCGGCGCGTGAAATATAACGCGCCATGTGCCTGACCGCTTGTCGAACGTAGCGAACCGGGAAAGCTCGCGCGAAATAGCGACGTTATACGTTCCGGAAAAAACACCCTGAGCATATTTGATCTTACCCTTATTGATTGCCGCAACCAAAGGCGAAGGGGACGCATTGTTTAACTGTTTCGGTATTAAATCCAACAAAGGAGCAAAGTACGCGTCATAAAAAACTTTGCGGAGGTGTTCGTCAGTTTCGGAAAAATACGATGGTTTAACGCGGAGCATCTTTTCTGCCATTAAGAGCATTCTTCACCGCGTCACGCGCAGCCTTAAAAACCTCAATACCTTTGTTTTCCTTCACCGGGTCAACCGACTGAGCGCCCCCCGGAGGAAGCGGGCGAGCCTGAAACTTAGCCGCCAAATCAGCGGATATAGTTTCACCTTTTGCCAGTTCGTCGCCTATCGCCTGACCGTCAGTAATAAGCCCGCGATCATAAAGCATACAAATCCGGTTTATTTCCGACGCTTTTATCTGTTCAGCTTCCAGTGCGGGCAGAGCCTTAAGCGGAGGGAATTTGAAACGGAATTCAGGAACATAGCCCCAAAGGTTCGCGCAAGCAAGCTCGATCATTTGTTTTATTTGCGGGCGCATTTTGGCTTGTATTTCTGACTGTACCATTTCGTTGTAATTATCAGCGTCACCCTCTCCGGTAGCATTGAGCCCGGAAGCGGAAGTCCCAAAGAGCTTTGTCATAGGGATACGCAAAGCAGAGGCAATGCCGATACGATTCTCGCGCATAACGTCAGCGAGTCCCGCAAAGGTCAATGTTTTCTGTTCGTATTCTTCCTCAGCATCCAAAACAAGGGCGTTGATATAGCTCTTCACCTCATTGGCTGCTTTGATACGCGCGGCAATGGCGTTTGTGCCTCCCGCGGTTAAAAGCTTGTTTGCAAGGCCTTTTATCTTGTAAATATCGATCTTGGATTCGTCGAGGATTTCGTAAAGGACATCCTGAGTCTTAAGATAGTTGTTAAGGTCCCGAAGCATCCTCTCGCCCTCGCTCATACCCCAGCCGCGCAACTGACGTCGAATATACGACGGCGCACGCTTGCCGGTCATAAAAATGATACGCGAGGTATGTATCGGCTGTCCCTGATAATACAAAAGATCAGCCTTTGTCATATCGTCATAGCCGAGGAATTCGTCAAAGTTGGATGACTTGGCAGAAACTTGCCATCGGTCGAAATCATAAAACTCAATCGGCGCACCTTTCATGCGGCGCAAATTAAGGGGTTTTTCCGGGTCTTGATCAGTATTGATAGCCAATCCACCACCACCATACACGCGCTCCCAAGATTTAGCGTCTTCAAGATGTTGCCAAGAGTCATGGTCTTCGAGCCAGTCAAGGATCTGGTCAACGTCTTCAGGAGACATTTGCGCCGATTCTATAACTATTCTTCGCGCCAAAGCGTCCTGTATGGGTAACTGTACGGCTGTCTGAAACAGTCCGTTGCCAGAATACAGGTAGGTCAAAACTATGCGATTGAGCGTTATGAGTGAATAATTATTGGAGAATGCGGTTGTCCCGTACCCTGACAGCGAACTTCCCCCTGTAACGGAAGAGGCCGCCAAAAGGCCGACGAGTTCCGACCCGGAGTTTAAAAGCGCTGCACGTGTGTGTTTTTTTTGCGTCATGGAATTATAATACCCCCTAAAAAGGATTATGACCAGTCAACGTCTAAAATATTAACTTGTCCCGTGTGTTCGTGCATTTTCATGATAAGACAGTCTAAAAGATGGTCGTCGCCATCCTGAAGCTTCGGCATTTGATTGCCGTTCTTATCTCGCGCCCATGCGTATGTAGAGATTTCGCGCACCATATTGGTCGAGCCTTCGATTACATGAATCGTGTACCCCTGCAAGCGCGTTGCTACGTCCTCTTTGTAGTTTGCCTTTTTCTGTACGCCCTTGATACCCATGAGCCCCAAACGGTACAAATCGCCAATAATGTCAGGCCGCGCACAGTCAGCCGTTACCTCTTCATATTCTGTCACCCCGGCGTTTTTTAATTCTGAGTATAAAACATCGTTGAAAAGGTCTGTTTTGTATACCAGTTCCTTAAACCATATTTCCCGTGTAGCCTCGCGCACCCAAACGCGACCCGCTGCCGAAGGATCGTTAGAAAACCCAAAGTCAAGCCCGACGCCAATATCGGTATGAATCATTTCATCAGGAACCTTGCTAACAATATCCCACTTGGTAAAGACGCACCCTTCCATCTTGGTAAACTCACCCAGCGCCCATAGCTTGTACTTTTCCGGGTTCGTCTCTTTGTAGCCCTCAAGCACCTTGCGTGACGCCTCAGGGCAAAAGGCATTGTCTTTGTACCATGTGCGGAGAACAAGGGCTTTGCCGGTAGGCGTGTCGAATATAACCGCCTTGCTCAGTTCGTGCGGAACTTGAAGAAAACGGCGCTGAAGCCAGTGCATCGAGCCGGGAATTTGCGCTATCGGATTGAAAAGCAAAAAAATCTGTCCGTTATAGTTTCCCGGAGACAATCCGGCATCCAGGGAATCGAACTCATTTTCTGACAGTTCGTTCGCTTCGTCTATCTCTATCTTGGTCGCCCCAACCAGGGAGCGTATCTTCATTTCATCATCAAGGCCAAAGCCCCGGAACCTTGACCCATTAGGAAGCCCTATTTCCTTGTCAGTTTTGTTTTGGTCAACCCTGATGTTGTTACGGTTAAAAAAGCCCGTATGTTGCGAATAAATAGAATCCTTGACCGTTGCCCCCACCTTACGAATAAGCGGGATAAAATGTCCCGGCTCTGAGGCCGCGGTAATATCAAGTATCTGTCCGACATCGTGACTCTTGCCGCTTCTGCGTCCTCCATACACGATAAAATACCGGACATCTTGGCGGAGCCGTCCGTCGGCAAAAAGTTGCTTGTATACGTCGTTTATCTGGATGTGGGGCATTTACTTCTTTTTCTTTGAGGACGTGACAAAATCCAGCGTGAAATTCCGGTCATTGCCTTCTGAGTCGGTCAGTCCGATTTCTTGCTTATCACGCCATTCTTTGGGCTTTCGATTCTTCAGCCAGAAAATAATGGCCGTTGCATTCGGAGGTAGCTTTTCCCGGAACTTCGCTATTTCTATTTCGGAAAAACCTTTTCCGGTTCCGACAGTCATCGGGCGTTCAGCATCATACTCGTAACCCATAGCCAATTCATACAAAGAACGTTCGACTCGAGCGTCGGCAATTTCCTTGCCACGCTTTACGGCGTCAGAAAAATCTGGCTTCTCGTGCATCCAAACGTTAAGGGTTTCCCTTGTTATCCCAAGTTTTGCAGCAATTTCCGGATTAATAAGCCCTTGTCCGGCTGCCTCTTCGGCTATTTTGCACATGGAAGGCAAATATTTTGAAGGGGCGCCAAGCTTCTTTTTTGTTTTAGCTACCGGCATGATCCCTCCCGAATATCTGTCCATGACGATTCCTTTTTTTTCGGAGTTTGAGCGATTAATTCATCAGCCATCTTCCCGGCAAGGGAATTGACGGCTTTGTCTATATTTTTGGGGGAGGCGTACTTTGCCCTTATTGCGTCCAGATCGTGAGTTTTTCTGATTATAGTTTCGGCGGTGTAGTTAGGCATGGATCAGCCCCCAGTCCTTCGCTTGAGCGATTGCCTTGTCTACCGAGTCGACAACTTCATATGGCCAATTATTGGCAATACAGACAAATTGAAACGATTTTTGAGAAACCGACTGTCTGCCCCCAGGTTGTTTGAATTCAAGGCCAAAGAATCGAGCTGTATTCCTCTCGAGCAAAATAGTATCAGGAGCCCCAGAACGAAAGCCAAGGGCAACCAATCGTCGGTATTTCCTTGCGGTCATACCCGCAATCTCTCCGTTAGGTATCATTAAAACATATACCCCCAAAAGAGACAGGGCAGAGACCGCTTCTGCTTGTATCCGTGATTCGGCATAATCTCTTTTTATTGACTTCTTTACGGGTTTTTCCTTGACGGTTCCCGATCCTCCGGTTGGAGGTACGATCTTTCCTTTTGCCGTTGCTTTCGGTTGATAGCCGTGTGTTCTCATTTCTTCACCTCAGGGACACTCACACACTTCACCTCTCCCCCGAATCCGCAGAGAGTCGCTTCGCAGTTTACGGTTGGCTCATGAGGTTTGCCATGTTGGCAGGCGGGAGCATGATGACACGTTCCAGCTTTAATACAAATCTGTTGCATATAAATAGTGTACCCCTTTTTGGTATAAAAATAAAGTGTATGAAAAAAGATACTCTTGTTCGATTTTTAATATTTTGTATTTTGCAGACCCCTATATATGTGTAGAAATATATAAGTATATATAATACAAAATAACAATATATTATTTATATATATATTAAATCCATACACCGTAAGGATTTAACCCTCAATAATATTTTGCAAAACATAACGCAAAATATTACATTTTATTACAAAATATCCCGTAAAAAACGTTAAAAAACGTTCCCAAATCGTAAAAAATAATATATTGCAATATTTTGATAATATTTTGCAGTGAGTTTTTGCAAAATATTATTCCTCCTTTTCATCAAAAAATTGCGCTGAAACCCACCTTATCGACGGCTTACCCGCCCCCTCAAGCTTTCTTGTTCTCAAGAAAATAGCCCCGGAATCTTTTATCTGATCCAATATTCCGGTCCAAACAAAACGACTTTTCCCAAGTCCTTTCTTGCGTACCAAGATAGAAGGGGAAATTCCTTCCGGTCCAGCATCCTCAATTATGGCTATAATTTGTTTGGAAAGTTTCTCAGATTCGTCATCAGCCACGCACCGCTGTATCTGCTCAACGACCGTCTCTGCGGACCAGATAGCTAAAGAAGCCCCCCAGCTCATCGCCTCAAGAGTCATTGAGGGCTTTTTGAAGTCTCTCGAAGCGGAGTAAATCATAGCCAACTTCATAGCGTTTTCCGCTACTCGATTGTAAATACTGGAAAATTGTTTCTTTTCAAAAGCGATAACGGAATACTTTTCCGATAATTCTTCCCACATTGTCCGTGCGTCCGGACTCGGAATTATGACAACCGGATCAATTTCTATCTCAGGGGAATACACGGAAGCCAAATTACCGCCTTGAGGAAAGAATTCGTATAGATCCTTGAGTTTATTTATCAGCCCTTGAGGCGGTGTACCATGTTCCGGAAAAAGAGTTTTCGCATAATCAGGCGAGTTAAATACTATATATCGGCCAAGAAAACCATCAGAAGCGTCCATTGATGTAATAGCCGACCAGAACCGATCCGGAACAGTTACCCCGTTGACGACAACATACGGGGAGCGGATAATCAATTGTTTGTTCGTTTTCCGGTCCGCGCGTTCCTTCCCTGTGTACGGTTTATTGGAACAGGACCATATTTTTGTTAGAACGTCGCCAATCTCTATTTTATTAGTATTGGCGTTTTTATTGTTCACCCCGGCCAAATATCGCCCGTATTCGTCGAGTGCGTAACACCTGACAGGAGTTTCAGAAAGCGCCGATATAATAGCCGTACCGGAAACCGGTTCACCTCCCACAAACTTTTCCGCTCCTGCTCGTATCAAAAGATCGGGAATAACGCCAATTACGACATCTTTCCCCTGTCCGGAAGGGATGAGCGTTGCGATAAACACGTTCGCTCGAAGATTGGTATAACTCGAATACTTGCGGTTCATGAGCGTTGAAACGACAGATATAGCCGCGCCCAAGGCGGCAAGAGGCTGTTCTTTCCTGGAAATCGACATAACATATTCATAAATGTCTTTCAAAACGCCATCGGAAGGTATAATACCATCCGGCATGGGTCCGGCCTTTGTTACTTTCGAAGCTATAATAGTTTCGGCTTTCTTTTTCTGTTCTCCGTCCCACAAGCGGGCAGCTATAAGCGCCCCGGTATTTTCAAGCTCTTCTTCTTCCGGGGTCTTTATCGCATATCCCGAGACTGACCGGGCTATAATTTCTACCTCTTTTTCATCGAGCGGAGGGCGGCAGGCGTTAGCGTTGCGGTTCAATAGCGCTGCGAGTATTTCATCGTACCCAAGACCTAACTTGCGCAAGGACCCGGCGACTGACGTGAGCGACGCGTTTCGGGAACCTTCAAAAATTGCAGAGCCATCCGGATTATCCGTTCTCGCCGTGTGTATCGGAGCCGTTGCCTTATCGATAAGGTCTACCCACCAAGAAGGGGCAGGAGCTGGATCAAAAGCGTTTAACCATTCATAGTTACGGCCAGATTTATGATTCGACGGCGGGACGACTATATACCCACCGTCAGCCCGTGAATCAACTCCGGGGATAATCTTCGTTCCCGATTTTACCGGTTTTCCAGGATATGCGAAAACAAGGTGTTTCCCGCCCGAGCCTGTTTCCTGCATGAGCGTTTCAGGAATTTCCTTTTCGCCGATCGCTTCTTTTGCAAGTTCCTCGTCGTCAATATCCATGACGATAATACCGGATTCCGGACCAGTGCAGACACCAATATTAGCCGCGGGCCACATCCCCCACCAAGAGGCTATTTTTTCAGGATCATTTGAAGCGTCTTTTAGTCCGGCTTTAGTGCGAGGATGCTTTCCAATACTCTTGCAATCATCATGTCCACACGTACACGTATGATTCGGGCGTGCGGTATGAAGCGGAATAACTGACCAACCCCTCGTTGCATACTCAAGGGCTGCTTGAAGATTCGTCATGATAGCCTCTTATTTTGCGTTAGTTTCTTCCGGGAATAAATACGCGACCAAATCTCTGAATACTGGCAAAGAAAGCTCGCTCTTTCCTGCCATCCAATTATAAAGCGTTTGCCGCGAAACACCGATTCTGGCCGCGACAACCTTGACGTTGCGGTCTTCGAGTTTCTTTTTTATTTCATCATTGGAAATCATTAATGCCTCCATATAGAACAGATTACCCGCGTTTATTAAATAAGTCAATAGACATAAATAAAAATAAAAATAACGCTTGACATAAAAAAATACCGGCGCTATACTGATTTTAGTTTGAGAGTAGAAAAGGAGATACAGAAATGTATAGAACAGCGAATGAGGCTATGTACGACAAAATCGCCGTAAGCCCATTAATTCCCTATGAAGCCCCCATAAATTGGAAAGACATTCAGGAAGGCGACGCGGAAAAAGTCGAGGCAAAAGAAATTTGCGCCCGATGCTTTTCTGTTATTAAGCCTTACTCGAGTGCGTTTCCTATGGATGCGGGGCAGGGCGGTACTTTTTTAGTAAATGAGAATTCGGGCTTGTGCGAGGCGTGTTTTAATATTCTTCGATTTCACCCGATTAATTATAAACCCGTCCCGAACGTAAAAATCAATTACGCTTTCGGTTCGGAAGTTCTACAGACAATCGAGGTAATATGATATCACTCAGCTCTCTGACCGCCCCGGAACGGCGTCCGTTAATAATGACCATTTGCGGGGAGGGCGGTATCGGTAAAACGACACTCGCCTCATACTTCCCCGGACTGGTAATGGTTCGCGCCGAGGACGGCTCGAAATCGATCGAATCACGCGGGGATGTCGCCATGTTCCCCGTCGCGAAAAGCACGAACGACGTTATGGAAGCAGCAATGGCGCTCTTGACGGAAGAGCACCCTTTCAAGACGGTGGCCTTCGACACCGTGACCAAGTTCAACACCTTTGCCGAGGCCGAAATCATGGAAGCGGACCGGAAAGCCGGCGGGAAAGGCGCGTCAATCAATACCGCTCTCGGAGGGTACGGCGCGGGATATTCTGCCGTCGCAAACTACCATTTCGAGCTTCGAAAAATCGCGCAGCGCCTGGCAGACGAAAAGGGCATGAACGTCCTTTTTCTCGCCCATGTCGAGGTTGAATCTTTGGATCTTCCTGACCAGCCCCAGTTCTCGCGGTACACAATCAGGATGCATAAGAAAAGCGTTTCCCACTATGTGGACGACGTGGACGTGGTAGCCTTCCTAAAGCTCAAGACCTTCGTAACGGGAACCGACAAAGACGGCAAACGGGCAAGCACATCAGGTGACCGTATAATCACTTGTTACCCGCACCCGGCGCACGTTTCAAAGAACCGTCTCGGGATCAAGGTTGATTTACCCTTCGTGGAAGGTGTCAACCCGTTCGCGGAATATTTGGTATAATCTTTTTACCCTCCGACCGAGAAATGATTATAACGGCACTGCAA